GATCAAATATATAGAAACATGTATGAAGCGATTGGTGTTAAAAATGTTGATGCAGTTTTACCTGCACCAGCTCCAAATGCACCAATGGATCCAAGTATGGAGCACATAAATGCGTTAGCTGGTAAACCTTTTCAAGCTTTTCCTGGACAAGATCACCGAGCGCACATTACAGCTCACTTAAATTTTATGTCAACTAACATTGTTAGAAACAATCCTGCAGTTATGGCATCAATACAAAAAAATATTTTAGAACATATTAGTTTAATGGCACAAGAACAGGTGCAATTAGAGTTTAGAGAGCAAATGCAACAAATGATGATGATGCAACAACAAGCAGCAACTAACCCAGCGATTCAACAACAACTTCAATCGCTTACAAATCAGATTGAAGCAAGAAAATCCGTGTTAATTGCAGAGATGACTGAAGAATTTATGAAGGAAGAGAAGAAAATTACGTCACAATTTGACAATGACCCTCTTTTAAAATTAAAATCACGTGAGGTTGACCTGCGTGCGATGGAAAATGAGCGAAAAAGAGACAATGATGAAGCTCAAATTGACCTTGCAAGAGCAAGATTAATGCAACAAGGTGAAATTGCAGAGGATAAAATGGAGCAAAACGAAGATTTAGCTAAATTAAGAGCTGGAGTTAGCCTTGCAAAGACCGGAGTGCAACAAGCAGCTGTAATTACGGAGGATAATTAATGCCATTAAACAAAAAAGGTAAAAAAATTATGAAATCTATGAAGAAACAATATGGCAAAAAGAAGGGTGAAAAGATATTCTATGCATCTAAGAACAAAGGTGTTATAAAGGGAGTCAAAAAAGGAGCATAAATGCAAAGATTAGACAAAATCAAAGATGTTAAGGTTGCAGAGCAGAGTGTTGAAGTAGATCCTAGATCTAAAACGACTGCAGATGGAGCTTTTAACTTAATTGCTACAGGAAAACCTGAAATGCCAGTTGGCGGTCAGAAAAGAATGTTAGCAGAAAAGAAAAGAAACTCTAAAGCGTACTAATTATGTGGTTATCGGCGATAAAATTAGCCGTCTCTGCAGGAAGTAAAATTTACGCTAACAAACAGAGAACGAAGATGGCAATGTCAGATGCACAACTGATGCACGCTGAACGTATGGCCAAAGGTGAAGAACAATATCAGGGTAAATTGCTAGAAGCACGACAATCAGACTGGAAAGACGAGGCAGTTTTGATAATTCTCAGTTTGCCCGTGGTGGTGCTTGCATGGGCAGTCATATCGGACGACCCATCTGCGATGGACAAGGTAAAATTATTCTTTGAGATGTTTTCGCAGCTCCCATCATGGTTTACAAATCTTTGGATCCTTGTAGTTGCGAGCATTTATGGTATAAAAGGTACACAAATTTTTAGAAACGGAGGAAAAAAATAATGGGTGTTGGATTTTTTGGAAAATTATTTAGTAAAGGTAAAGTCTCTCCGACTATTACATCAGTAAAACCATCAACTACTGTTACAAAAAAAGGTGTAAAAGCTAGTCTTAAAAAAACTAAATCAGACGAATATAGAAAAAGATATACTGCTTTAGATAAAGCAGAGGGCAAAGTTAAAACTGGTAAAAAAATGATGCAAGAAGGTCAAAAGGAAAGAAAAAAAATGGTTGACACTGGAAGAGCTTTTCAATTTAAACATAGTAAAAGTTATCATGCTGTGAAACCTGGTGATAAAGATCAATATAAACCTCAAATGAAAGTTGCAGGGCCACAGAAAAAATTTAAAAAGGGCAAAGAATTAGAGAGAGAAAAGAAAATGGGCGGCGGAATGACTGGCCGTAGATTTGGAATGAAAAAAGGTTCTAAGTTTCCTGATTTAACAGGAGATGGTAAAGTTACATTTGCTGATATTTTAAAAGGTAGAGGCGTAATCAATGGTAAGAAAAAGAAAAAATAATGTCTAGACCAGGTTTATATGCGAATATACATGCTAAAAGAAAACGTGGTGGTAAGATGCGTAAGAAAGGTGCAAAGGGTGCACCAAAAGCATCTGATTTTAAACGAGCAAAACAAACAGCGAGGAAATAATGACTAAACTATGTCCTAGAGGTAAAGCCGCAGCGAAAAGAAAATTTAAGGTGTACCCAAGCGCATATGCTAATGCCTACGCATCTAAAATATGTGCAGGTAAAATTAAAGATCCATCTGGTGTAAAGAGAAAAGATTTTAGAGGTCGTAAACCAGCTGCTATGGGTGGTCCAATGTCTCCTATTAAAAAAAGGCTAATGGCAACAGGTGGAGCTAGACCTTTTAAAAAATTAAAAGATAAACTTGCGGAAATAAAAAGAGACAGAGCTAAAGTAAAAAAAGCAGGTGGTGGATTAATGGAAGCTACTGAAAAATTAAAAAGACAAGGTCTAAAAGGTGGTGGAATCTGTAAAAAAGGAATGAACAGGCAGGCTGTCGGAAAGAATTCGTAATGGCCGGTTTAAAAGAATGGTTCAAGCAAGATTGGGTCGACATAGGATCTAAGAAAAAAGGTGGAGGCTTCAATAAATGTGGAAGAAAATCTGCAAGTGGTTCAAAACGAAAGTATCCAAAGTGCGTCCCTGCTGCAAAAGCGGCAAGCATGACAGAATCCCAGAGACGGAGTGCCGTTGCAAGGAAAAGAAGTAAAGCACAAGGTGTTGGTGGTAAACCAACAAATGTTCCAACATTTGCAAAAAGAAAAAAAGCCATGATGGGTGGATTCATGGGTAAAAGAATGGGAATGAGATAATGAGACGACAGGATAAAATGCCTGCAAGAAATAAAAAAAATTTTAGACCCACTGAAAAAGGGGCTGGAATGACAAGAGCAGGTGTTGCTGCATATCGAAGAGCAAACCCTGGTTCTAAATTAAAAACAGCGGTCACTGGCAAAGTCAAACCAGGATCTAAAGCTGCTAAACGACGTAAATCATTCTGTGCAAGAAGTGCAGGACAGATGAAAAAATTTCCGAAAGCTGCTAAAGATCCTAATTCTAGACTACGTCAGGCTAGAAGAAGATGGAAATGTTAAAAGCAAAAACAAAAAAATTTAACGGCAGATCATACAAAATTTCCCCACTAAAGGAAGGACCTTACAAAAAAGGTTTGGTAAAGAATTTAATGAAAGCTAGACGTGAAGTCAAAGTTGCATTAGATAAGAAAGATAAAGCACTTGAACGAAAAGCTCGTAACAAAGTGCATAAATTTAAAGTTAAGTTAGGAGAACGATCATGAGAAAAGCGAAGATGGGAGGCGGCATGATGAAAAGAGATGTCGCTATGAAAAAAGGTGGAAAGATCCCTCCACAATTAAAAAAATTCGTCATGGCTAAAAAGAAAAAAGCTAAGATGAAAAAGAAGAAGGCGTAATGGCAGACCCTAAAGTAGGCACAGGTAAAAAGCCAAAGGGGTCTGGACGTAGACTTTATACGGACGAAAATCCTAGAGATACCGTCCGTATAAAATTTGCTACACCAGCGGATGCAAGAGCAACCGTGGCTAAAGTAAAACGTGTAAACAAACCCTTTGCACGCAAAATACAAATATTAACGGTGATGGAACAGAGGGCTAAAGTAATGGGTAAAAGCCAGGTTGCATCGATCGCTAAGAAAGGAAAAGATGCAATTAGAAAACGTAATAAAAAGACTAATTAAATTTCTTAATACAAGAACAGAGGCTTTATCTATAACGGTCACATCTGGAGGTGTTGACAATATGGAAAAGTATCAGTATATAATAGGACAGATAACAGCCCTAGAGGCAACAAGACAGGAACTCTCTAACCTGCTAGAAGATAAGGAGCAAAATGAAGGAACGGTCATCGATATTAAAACCAAACAATGAGTTAGTTGGTGTAAATCCATCTAAAAAAGAAGAACCAAAATTACCAAAACCTACTGGCTGGAGACTTTTAGTTTTACCTTTCAAAATGAAAGAAACAACTAAAGGTGGATTAGTATTAGCTGAAACTACTTTAGAAAGACAGCAAGTTGCTTCACAAGTAGGATTGGTTATGGCTATGGGTCCACAATGTTATAAGGATAAAGAGAGATATCCTGAAGGTCCATGGTGTAAAGAAAAAGATTGGGTTATGTTTGCACGTTATGCAGGCAGCCGAATCAAAATAGATGGCGGGGAGATGCGTCTGCTAAACGACGATGAAGTGTTAGCAACAATTGATAGTCCAGAGGACATCTTGCATGAGTTTTAACATAGGAAGGAGTAACTATGCCAGACGAAGATAAAAAAATGGTTGATATAGACACATCGGGACCCGGTGCGGATATTGATATCGAAGAAACAAAAGACGAGTCGGTTGTAGAAACCGAAGCGCCGGAACAAGAAAAAGGAACAGATAAAACATTTGAAAATGAACGAGAAACAAAGTTAGAAGAAAAAGATGATAATAAACTAGAAGAATACAGCAAAGGTGTACAAGCTCGTATTGCGAAATTAACTCGTAAGATGAGAGAGGCTGAAAGAAGAGAACAAGCCGCTGTTGAGTATGCACGAGCTGTAGAGGATAAAAGATTAGCATTAGAAAAAAAGTTTGATAAAACTGATGCTGAATACATTAAAAAATTTGAGTCTACAATTTCATCAGGATTAGAAGCTGCACAAAAAGAATTAGCTGCAGCAATTGAATCTGGTGATGCACAGGCACAAGTTGAAGCCAATAAAAGAATTGCAACTCTTGCTTTTGAGAATGCAAAACTAGATGCGGCTAAAGAAGGTAGAGAAGCACCAACACAGGCAGAGAAACCTGTAAATTCCTCTCAAAGTAATGATGTAAGACAACCTAAAATAGATGATCCAATAAATCCAGATCCTAAAGCTGAAGCATGGGCTGCAAGGAATTCTTGGTTTGGATCAGATAGAGCAATGACTTACACTGCTTTTGAGATACACAAGGATCTAACTGAAAAAGAAGGGTTTGATCCTAACTCTGATGAGTATTATGCAGAAGTTGATAAACGAATACGAGTTGACTTTCCGCATAAATTTGGTAAAACTGATGAAAAGCAATCGACCAAGCCCGTTCAGACGGTCGCTTCAGCTCAAAGAAGCGTAAAACCAGGTCGCAAACAAGTGAGACTCACTTCCTCACAAGTAGCAATAGCTAAAAAATTAGGAGTGCCACTCGAAGAGTACGCAAAACAATTAAAAAACACGGAAGGAGCGTAACATGGAAAAAGATAAAAACACTTCTCGTGCGAACCAGACACGGTCAAAATCTGAAAGACCTAAAGTGTGGGTTCCACCATCTTCTCTAGATGCACCCCCTGCACCTAATGGATTTAGGTATAGATGGATTAGAGCAGAGAGCGTTGGCTTTCAAGATACGAAAAATGTAACTGGACGATTAAGAGAAGGTTATGAATTAGTTCGTGCTGAAGAAGTCGAAAATGCATCTGACTATCCAGTTCTCGAAGACGGGAAATACAAGGGAGTGATTGGGGTCGGTGGCCTTCTTCTTGCGAAGGTACCTGAAGAGATCGCGAAGCAAAGACAAGATTACATGACTAGACGTCATGAAGATCGAAGCGATGCAGTTGAAAACGATTTAATGAAGGAGCAGGATCAGAGGATGCCTATCAATGTTGAAAGGCAGTCTCGTGTAACCTTCGGTGGTACGAAAAAGTAATTTTAAATATCATCGATAATTAAACCCGTACTGGAGGCCCTTCGGGGCAGGTACATTAAGGAGAAAAAACAACTATGGCTAATAGAGACACAGCTGGTTTCGGACTTAGAGCAGCCATGAGAGTAGGGAATACACCTGCTATCAGTGGTCAATCGAAGTACGCAATCAAATCAGGCTTAGGCGTTGGAATCTTTAAGAATAATCCTGTATCTAGACAACACACTGGAGACGAGGGTTATATTCAAGATATTAGCTTTGCAACAACTGACGATGGCGTATCGAGCGCTGGAGGAACATCTTACGATAACTCCGCATCGAACGTAGCAAAAATCATTGGTGTATTTAATGGAGCGTTTTTTATAAATAGTTCTACATTAAAACCAACTTTTGCAAACTCAGTTGCAGCGAGCACTACGTTTGGGGCTGATCCTAACACAGGTAGCAGCGATGGTATTGGTTTTGTTAACGACGATCCTATGCAAGAGTATATTGTAAAATCGGATGCGGCAGTTGCACAAACTAAAATCGGTGATGCCTTTAACATTAAAAACTTCACTGCAAGTGATGCTAAAAATGGACAATCAACAGCTTTTCTAGCTGTTGACGGTGTAACAGGCGCAAACACAAAAATGTTTCGTGTCGTTAGATCGGCTGAAGATCCTGACAATGAGGATTTAACAGCAGCAAATTGTAACATTATCGTAGCATACAATGCAGCGTCGAATGTATATCTAAGCTAATAGAAATAGGAGTATATAAATTATGGCAATATCACGATCACAACTAGTTAAAGAACTAGAGCCAGGTTTGAATGCACTATTTGGCCTGGAATACAAAAGGTATGAAAATCAGCATGCTGAGATTTATACTAGCGAAACTTCTGACAGAGCTTTCGAAGAGGAAGTAATGTTATCAGGTTTCGGAAACGCACAAATCAAGCAAGAAGGTGCTGGAGTATCATTTGATGATGCACAGGAAACCTACACAGCTCGATACTCACATGAGACCGTAGCTTTAGCATTTGCTATCACAGAAGAAGCTATCGAAGATAACCTCTACGATAGATTAGCTTCTAGATACACAAAAGCTTTAGCAAGATCTATGAGTAATGCAAAACAAGTAAAATCTGTTGAGCCTTTAATCAACGGTTTACCATCAACTGCAACTTTCAAGTCAGGTGATGGTGTTGCTTTGTTTAGCACAGCTCACCCTACGATAGCAGGTACTTTTAAAAATACTCTGACTACGCAGGCGGATCTTAACT